AGTTGCAGAATGCGGAGCTGACGGAAAAAGAAAAGGCTTTGATTCGTGAGAAATATCGGGTTCAGGAAGACACGCTGATTGATGCACATACGAATGAGATTAGACAAAAACAGATGGATGCCGTAAAGCTCGACTTTGAGACTAGGATAGCGGAGGCATACGGTAACGAGCAAGCCATACTTGAACTTAAAGTACAACAGAAACAGGCAGAACTTGATGCATTACAACAGTTGGAAGGAGAGAGTACAGAGGCGTTTAATCTTCGTAAGTTGAACCTCGAGAATGAATACCTTGACGCAAAAGGAGCGTTACGTAACAAGGAAGTAGAGATTGAACAAACGAAGTTTCAGGCGATGGCCGATATTACGGGTTCTCTTTCATCTTTGGCAGATGCGGCAAGTGAGCATTCTAAGGATTTAGCTATGGCATCTAAGGTGTTGGCATTGGCCGAGATTGCGATAAATACAGGTAAGGCAATTGCTGCTGGTGTGGCACAAGCGCAGAGCGTACCATTCCCCGGGAATATTGCAGCTATAGCGACAACCATCTCCACCGTGTTGTCGAACATCGCTACGGCTACAAAAACCGTTAAGAGTGCTAAGTTTGCAACGGGAGGTTTGGTTGCTGGCGAGGGTTCAGGTACATCCGATAGCATACCGGCGCAGTTAAGCAACGGTGAATCCGTTATAACTGCATCGGCAACATCAATGTTTGCTCCGTTGTTATCAGCGTTTAATATGATGGGCGGAGGAGTACCTATCAATATCACGGCGGGAAGCGGACAGACGATCGGTGAGGATATGTTGGCACGGGCAGTGGCCAAAGGCTTTATGATGGCACCCGCACCAGTCCTCTCCGTGGAAGAATTTACGAGTGTAGCCAATAGGGCAAAATATGTAGAATCTTTGGGTGATATTTAAGTCTGAAATGCATGTTTTTATCAATAAATTTATTAACTTTGAATCGAATCAAATGTAAATTATGACGGCATACGAATTACTAGCAACTAACATTTCGACGCTTCGGATTCTCTCCGAGGCGTCAATAGATGTGGGCGATATAAAATACATTGAGATGTACAAAGAGTACACTCGGCTGGTCTCTGAGGGACACAAAATGACTTATATTGCGTACTATCTTAGTGAAGAATACGGAATGAACAAAGCAACGTTCTATCGGGTAATAAAAAAGTTTGGTCAGACGATAGAACTATAGGGGGCTTAAAGCTCCCTTTTTTTGTACCTACTAAAAAAAAGTTAGTCGCAAAGAGTGCGACCACTATAAAGAAGTAAAATTCGGCTACACGCTTAAAGCTGCCTACCTTTGAGAAAAAAGAAAGGAAAATGGCAGTACTTAAAATCTACAATGACATTGCTGACGAAGAGAGCAAGAACATGAAGCTCCGGTTTACGGGCGTTGATTCTACTTGCTTCAAAGATATTGATGAGTTCCTGGCTTCCGTTTCGGAAGAAGATAAGACTATTGATTTACGACTGAATTGTCGCGGAGGTTCCGTCTCCGAGGGATGGGCTATATATGACAAACTGCGTGATAGCGGGAAGGAGATAGCGGTTACCGTTGAGGGGATATGTGCTTCAATGGCTACCGTGCTTTTGTTGTCCGCTCCCAAGGGAAAGCGTACGGCGATGCCGAATGCTGAACTACTGATACATGATCCGTATATTCCGGAGTATACGCTGGCGGATGCATACCGAGCGGAGGATTTACGGGCTATTGCCGATAGCTTAGAGGCTGACACAAATAAACTTCTTGACTTGTATGTTGAACGTACGGGAGCGGATAGAGCGGAGCTGCAGGCGATTATGGATGAGGATAAACGTATGAGCGTGAGCGAAGCGAAGAGGCTTGGATTTATTGATGAAATAAAAGTGCCGTCAACGGCGAAGGAGAGTAATAATTCTAATTTTAAAAACATGAAAGAGAAAGTAACAGTTGGTAAGGGGTGGTTAGACCGTATCCTTGCCAAGGCCGGCTATGCGAAGATGGAAGACGTGCCGGAAGTTGTAAACATGGAATTGTCAACGGCCGACGGTGCTACGCTGACAATTGAACGCGAAGAGGGCGATCCACAGGTCGGTGATGCAGCGAGTCCGGATGGTGAACATGTAATGCCCGACGGTTCGACTATTGTCGTGGCCGGTGGGGTGATTACCGAGATTCGTCCTGCAGAGGAGGAAGAAGAAGGCGATGAGGACAAGGATGCTCGTATTGCCGAACTCGAGAGACAGTTGGAAGAGGCTAGAGCGCAGGCTAAGTCGCCCAATGATCTGAAAATCCTGAATGCTGTAAAGATGGCCGGAGGGGAGAAGTTCTTGGCAAAACATTGTAGCAGCTACAAGGTACAGGGACGCGCACAAACGCAGACTCACAAAGAGTTTAACGAGGGTGGTGATGAAAGTCCGTTGGCTAAGGAATTGAGAGAGAGAAGAGAAGGTAAGTACAAAAAAGGTAAGTAAGTATTATGAATTTCTTTGAGAATTTAACCGTAGACAATCAGGCAGTGAAAGACCTGAAAGAGCTCATCCCTCTGTCTATCATGCAGGATGAAGATTTCAATAAGTACATTCACCTGGTTCCGGCAAAGGATGGTGAACGTTTCGGATTTATTGGAGATATGAACGATGTCGGAATAGCCGGCTCAGGATGTGATCCCGAGTATCAGGAGGTTGGGGTTGCGAATTCCGAGAAGATATGGTCTCTAGGTGATTGGCAGATTCCTATTAAAATCTGTTACGAGTCGTTGAAGGGTACGATAGCCGAGTATTCTCTTAAAACGGGAACGGACATTGCGGACCTTACCTCTACGGAATTCATGAGCTATATTCTACGTCCGGCTCTTGAAACGGCAATGAAGCGTATGATATGGCGTTTCGGCTGGTTTGGTGATAAGGCGGCCAGCGATATCACCGGTGGTGGAGTAATCAAAGACGGGGTGAACGTGAATCTGTTTAAAACGTGCGATGGTTTGTTCAAACGTTTGTTGACACAGATTGCCGCTAATCCGGATCAACGTACGACGATTGCTGCTAATGCACAGGCTACGTTTGCGTTGCAAAAGTCTACTATGTTAGTTAAGGGTACGGCGACAGGTCTCATGGATACAATGTTGATGGATGCCGATTCTCGTATTACTGAGGATGCTGGATCGATTGTGTTGATGACTAAGCTGTTTGCCGATGCGCTGCATCACGATATCAAAGAGAGATTCAACCTACAGCTTAAATGGGAAACAATCTTCTCAGGGTTTGATGTGGCTGAATACGACGGAGTGAGGATCGCTCGTATCTCTATCTGGGATAGATTCATTCGGGCGTATGAGAACGACGGGACGAAGCTCAATAACCCTTATCGAGCGGTGTTCGCTAATCCTGATCAGTTACTCGTTGGTGCACCTGCCGGTGGACTGATGTCCGATTTGGATATTTGGTTTGAGAAGAAAGAAAGGAGAAACTACATCTACTCTACGGGTAAGATGGGTACTCTTATTAAGGAAAACGATATGTTCCATTTTGGCGTGTAAGGAGGTAAAGAGATGGGATCATGTGATAAACTTATAAAGCAAGCTATCTCGCAGAATTGCGCCAACCCCATAACTAAGGGGTTGGAGGCAAACGGGCTGATAGTGAATAGACAGGATATTGATTTTGCTGCAACGGTCTTTGATGCGACAAAAAAGAACGTAATCAAGACGTTGGTTCTCAAGACAGGGAAGCAGGCTTATGAAGTCTTTATTCCGGGTAGCACTCCGTTTACGGGTACAAAAACCTCTATGGAAAAGAAAACGTACCAGAACACGTTTACTAACGATGTGTCTCTCGTGGTGCTGGATAATGATCCGACGGTATGTGAAAACGTCATTGACGGGCTTGCAGGAGGTGAATTCGTATGTATTCTGCGCAACAAGCATAAGGGCGCGGATGGTAGTGCGGAGTATCAGATTTACGGATATTATCAGGGACTACGAGCCGAAACGTTGGAGAACGATAAATACTCCGAAGAGACGGAAGGCGGTTGGTCGGCTGCACTCAAGGAGACGAGCGTTCCCAAGTCGGCACTGTTCTACTTCAATACAGATGCTACGACAACGGCTACGCAGTATAACACCCTGTTAACACCTGCCGTATGACGTTTGATTCCGCTGTGATATTAATTGATGAGTTGAGAGCCCGGATTGAAACCGGGTTCTCGAATCAGGACAAAGAAGCTGTCGTATCGCTCTACAAAGAGGTTCTTAATAAAGACTTTGTAAGGACGAGCTGTAGCGACTGTTATAAGGATGCGTTTATAGAAATTTATAATTACGTAAAGAAAGAAGGTAAAATGAAAGAGAAATGTAGTTATACGCTTAAAAATGGCGTATTGATACAGGTGTTTGGAACGGGGCAGATGTTCACAAACGATAACCTGACGGATGAAGCTGCGGAGTCGTACTTGAAGCTATACCCTAAGGCGATTAATCAGTTTGCTCATTACCCTGATGATTGGGAAGCTCGTGTTACAGGTAAAGTACCCGAGGAAATAACCCTTAATGAGGATCTTGTGATTGAGCTGGCAGGAAAGTTAGCCGAGGGAGTAACGAAGAAGGCACTTAAAGAAGAGTATAAAGCTTTTGAGATTGACGGCAAGGCGCTGACGGCGCGTACTTTGGACGCTTATCTTAAGGCTGCCGATGTGTTGAACGCAGAAAATAAGTAAACCATGAATGTAAAGACTGCAAAGAAACCCGATGCGAGAGTTGATGTGTCGTATTTGTCACGCTTCAGGCTAAGCATGTACGGAAGTGATAATCTGTATCCTCAGAATATCGCCTCTATCGTGGCAGCTTCGGGAACCGGTACGTTATGCCTGAATCGATACGCAAAGTTTGTTGAGGGTAACGGGTTTGTCGATGTAGCCTTTTCAGAGATGGTGGTTAACCGTGCCGGCGAGACGGCAGATACGATCCTTCATCTGCTGGCGCAAGATGTAGCAAAGTATGCCGGGCTCGCTGTGCACGTAAATTATAACGCACTTGGAGAAATCATCGAACTTCAACACGTGCCGTTTGAGAATTGCAGACTCGAGGAGGAAGATGAAAACGGATACGTAGCTCGTATTCTCGTGCACCCTGATTGGAGAGGTAAGAAGTCCCGAAATGGGCAGACGATCAAGGTGGATGATAAGAGCATTGATAGAATAGACGTTTTCAATCCGAAGAAAGAAGTTGTGTTGTCCCAGGTAGAGAAAGCGGGAGGTATAGAACATTATAAAGGTCAGATATTGTGGGTTAGCATGGCCGGAAAGAATACCTATCCGCTTGCTCTCTACGATTCCGTTATTTCGGAGATGAGTACCGATGAAGGATTGTCGAACGTGAAGAATAGGAACGTGCGGAACAATTTCCTTATTGCCTGCATGCTGATAGCTAAGAA